AAACTGCTGTAAGAGCAGACTTTAAAATAGGTCTAAAGTTTGCTAAATGGTTAGGTTTGGAAAACGAAGGATTAATGAAACATTATGGTTTTGATGGTTCAGATCACTTCAGATATGCGAGGATATTTTAATGGGTTGGGTAACAGCAGCAGCACCAGTATTAGCAAAAGCAGCTCCTTATGTAGCAGTAGGAACTACAGTTTTAGGAGCAGTTCAAGCAGGAAAAATTGGTGCTTATAATTCAGCAGTTCAAAATAGAAGAGCAGCAGTTTTAGAACAAGAAGGTCAAGCCATTGAACAACAATTAGAATTTGATTTAGTTCAATTTGATAAACAATTCAGAAAATTAGAAGGTCAAACAAAAGTAGCACAAGCAAAATCTGGAACAGTTGTTGGAGAGGGTACATCTAGAAGAATTGAAATTTCTAATATGACAGAAGCTGAAATTCAAAGAAATACTTTAAAATATAATTCACAAGTTGCACAAGCTAAAAAATTTGAAGAAGCATCTTTTGCAAGAATTAATGCTAATGTTGCTAAAGAACAAGCTAGATTTGAACAAATTAGATTAGGTACTCAATTAGGTACAAGTCTATTAACTATGTCAGGATAACTATGCCACAAATACCAACTTTTATATCACAAGCTAGACCCACAGCAGAATCACCAAATACAACTAGTGGAGCTATGATAGATCCAAAACAAAATATTGCTACAGCTACAGCTCCATTAACTGCTGGATTAACAGAATTATATGTAAAAGAAAAAAAACAAGAAGCAGTCAATAAAGCTACTAAAATTTTAGCTGATCTTTATATTGATCAAGATAATGGAACTAAAGGTTTTTATTCTATACAAAGCGAAACAAGTGCTATTGGCAATCCTAGTGATGCCTCATCAAAATTTGATGATGATATTAATAAATTATGGAATTATACAAAAAGTATAAAATTACAAGATTTAGATAATTTTACAAAAAAAGCATTAGAAAATAAATTTTATTCTACTGCTAGTTTATTTAAAATTAAATCATTAGAAAATTCAAGAAACGAACAAATAAAACAAACTAGAAATATTGCTGATGATTTTATATTAAAAGACGCACTAGCATTAAAATTTAATGGTATGAATTATTTAGATGCTTTTAAACAAAATACTATCAATACTGTTAATCAACAATATATACAAGAAGATCAAGGAATTAAAACTAAAGATATTCAATCTTATTTATCATTTGGTCATAATCAATTAGCTCAAGATCTAGCAATTAAGCAACCTGAATTTTTAAAAAATAATATTAATAAATTAGATGCTTTAACTAACGAACAAAAAGTAGAAGCATTACAATTAGCAGATAAACAAATATTAGAAAATAGACAATCTTATTTTACTTCAAGTTTAGAACTTACTGAAGATAGTACAGGTCAATCCATTTTTAATAATTATGAAGAAATTAAAAATCAAACCTTTAATGGAGATGTTAATAAAATTACTTTATGGCAATCCTTACCTGATAATGAAAAAAAATCTATTTTAGATTATGCTAAACAAATTAGAAGACAAAATACTTCTGAACTTAATAATAGAAACACAGCAACCTTAAATGAAAATAAACAAAAAGCAATTAATGATTTTCAAAAAATATACGGTAAGACAAACACATTAGAAACATTAACTGAATTAGAAATTAATAATGTTTTTGGAGAACCTAAAAATGATTATGAAAAAACAGCTAAATCTCAATTAGTTGAGTTGTCTACTAAAATAGGCGAAAAAGAATTTTCTAATATAAATAATTATTATAAAAATTTTGAAATACAAAAAGGAATATTATCAGGACAAATTACTGATCACATAACACCATTTAGACTAGAGGGAGAAACAACTGATAAAAGTATAACACAAAGAGTTGGTGATGGTATTTCTAAAAAAGAATTTGGATTTTATTTAAACTATTTATTACCTAATAAAAATAATAATAAATTTATAGATAATCATAAAAAACTTTATTCTATTATAGAATCTTTACAACCTTATATTCAAGGAGAAACTTCGTTACAATATTTAGACACAACTGTTGATAATCGTTTAAATAATTTTCAATCACAAATGTTATTTAATTTTTCTGAAGCATTAAAAAAACCTAATGTTGACATTAATGATATATTAAATCTTAAAAGTAAAAATTTTATTTTAAAAAATTTATCTGATTATAAACCAAACAAAGATTTAATTACTAAAATTATTTCAGAAAAATCTGCACAATCAGTTGATCAGCAAACACTTTTACCACCACCTTGGAATCCTAATGTTCATAAATCGTATGATGATTATTTTAATTCAAAAGAATATCAAGAATATTTAATGAAAAAACAGGAACAATAATGCCTTTAGTAGTAGATCAAATTAATGATATGATCAAAGCTGGAGTTCCACTTGATCAAATTAATAAATTTAAGGAAGATAAATTGCTTGAAATGAAACAAGCAGATATACCTATTAATGTTATATCAGAAGCATTTGGAAAACAAGAAATTGATAAAACTAAAATTCAAACATTTTGGCAAGAAATTTCAAAACAAGTAGAACAAGATGTTGGTTATCCAGAAATTCAAACTGAAGAACAAATGCCAAACGACAATGCAGCAGATAGAATACAAAAATTTTTATTAGGTAATGATGAAAGGTATCAATTTAAACCTTACATAGAAAGAGCTTTGGGAAACTCTGGTTTAAATAAAATAATTAAATATCATTCAGATGGTCAATGGGGTTATGAAGTTGATGCTCCTTTACCAGAAGGAACTGGTTTTTTAGAAAAATTAACTGAAGGTGCTACAGGTTTAATTGCAGAAATACCTACGTTTATTGGTGGAGCTTTAGTAGGTGGATTGGCAGGTGGTGCTAGCGGAGCAGTCTTAGGTGGTGGTTTTAGTGCTGGTACTATTCAAGGTATGTATTCAGAAGCATTAAAAAGAGGTGAGGTAAAAAATTTTTCTGAATGGTGGGATATTTTTATGGAAGAAGGTTTGTCAGAGGGTGCTAAAACAGCAGCTAAATTATTTGCTGCTTTTAAAGCTCCATCATTATTACCTTTTGCAAATCCTATTGTTAATAATATTGTTGGTAGAACACTAACACAATCTACAGCCTATACAGCAACAGGAGTTGTGATGGGTGAAGATATGCCAACAGCAGAAGACTTTGCTGTAACATCTTTATTATTTGCACCATTTAATATTAAAGCTCCAAAAGAAAAATTAAATAATTTAGTTGAAAAGACAGGAAAAAAACCAATAGATATTATTGATGATCTAATAAAAGATAGAACTATTTGGGAAGATCTGAATTCAAAAAATATTGAAACACCAAGATCTTATAGAGATTTAACATTTGAAAAACCAATAGAAAAAATAATATTAGAGTTAAAAGAAAAAAATAAAAAAATATACGAAGAAGCAAGAAAACAAAATGATAAAGATAGAATAAATTTAGAAAAACAAATTAAAAAAGAAAATCCTAATTTAAGACCAGAAGAAGTATCAGCACAAGCTAGAACTATATTAGCTGAAAGAACTAATAAACAATTAGAACCTATCATTAATAAAATAAGAGAATTAGAATCTCAACTTAAAAAAGAACAACCATCTTTAACAAAAGAAGAGTTTGATAAAGCAGATAGAATAAAGGATGAAACAAGAAATGAATTAGATAAAAGTATTGCTTCTGAAACAAAAGAACGAACTTGGAAAACAGAAAAATTTATAGATGATTTATTTTATAATTTATTAGATCAAAATCACGTTTATAAAAGAGCAGTTAAAAAAGCAGAAAAGTATGGAATAAAATATGAAGAAAATATTTCTCCTTATGAACATTTCCAATTACTTCACGGTGTTAAAAATACAATACAATCTTTTATTGAAAAAGGAGCTATGGATTTTAAAACAGATAAAATCATAGGACCATCTATGAAACAAATATTTATAGATAACAATATTAATTCAATAGCATTATATAAAGATTTTAAAAGATATGCTATTGCAAAAAGAGCTATAGAAAAAGATAGTCAAGGATTTAAAAATATAAATGTTTCAATAAGTGCTGCAAAAAAATTTGTAAAAGAAAATCCTCAATACGAAAAACCTTTTAGAGAAATTGTAAAAGTGTCTGAACTCTCTTTAAAATATTTGCTTGATGCTGGGATTATATCTAAAGAAGTTTATCAAACAGTATTAAAAGCTAATAAAGATTATGTTCCTTTTTATAGAGATTTTTTAGAAGAGGCAGGTAAAAATAATTTTTCTAAAAATGTAAGAAACCCATTAAAATATTTTAAAGGTGAAACAAAATTAAAAATATTAGATCCATTTGAAAGCATACATAATAATATTGGAACATTTATTACTATAGCAAAAAGAAATGAGGCAAATTTAGCATTCTTAGAAATGGTTGAAAAAGTTAGAAAGGTAGATCCTAATGCTTTTCCAGAAGTAAAACTAGCAAAAAAAAGAACTACAGAGACAAAAATTACTGAAAAAGAATTAGAACAAATAGTAGAAAATCCTTTAAGTTTAAAACCAGAAGTGCGTGACGGTTTTTCTGTTTTTAGAAAAGAATCTGGAATATTAAAAGATACAGAAATAGTTGTATATAAAAATGGAAAAAGAGAAGTTTGGGAAGTAGGTGAAGCATTTGCTAAACCAACTAAAACTTTTGAAAAAGGAGTATTTAGATATTTAGCTGATTTTTTTAGTTTACCATCAAGAACATTAAGAGCTGGTGCAACTGGTGCTGCAGAATTTGTTTATAATAACGTATCTAGGGATGCTTTTAGTTCTGCTATATTAAGTAAAGGTTGGTATCCACCATATTTTCAAAGTTTAATAGGAATTAGTATGATATTAAAACCAACAAGAAAAAAATTTGGTTTAGATAAAGTATATGAAGAATACACAAAATCTCCCGCAGTACAAAATTCTATAGTTACTTTAGATAGAACGTATTTTAATAAAACAATACAAGAGTATTTTACTAAAACTAAACCAACAAATTATATAAAAAATTTTCCAGAACTTTTTAGAATCTATATAGAGTTTTCAGAAAAGATTAATAGAGCAGGTAATTTTAAATTAGCTCTTGATAGAAATTTAAAAAAAGGTTTATCGGAAGATGTTGCTTTAAAAAAAGCTGCTTTTGAAACTAGAGAAAATCCTATTGATTATAGAAGAATGGGTGCATCTATTCAAGGATTAAATCAAATTTCTGCTTTTTTTAATGCTAGAATACAAGGTTTAAATCAAACAATAAAAGCATTTAAAGAAAGACCAATGCAAACTTATGCTAAAGTTTTTATGTATGTGCAACTTCCATCTATATTATTATGGATGGCTAATCACGATGATCCTGATTATCAAAATTTACCTCAATGGAGAAAAGATTTGTTTTGGCATATTAAAGTTAATGGAACATATTACCCAATACCAAAACCATTTGAACTTGGATTAATTTTTGGAACTGGTACTGAAAGATTTTTAGATTATTATTTTGACAAAGATCCTAAAGCCATAGAAAAATTTAAAAATGCTGTTGCAGTTCAAACATTTAAAGGTTTAGTGCCAATGCCAGATATTATTAAACCCTGGTTTGAGGCTAAAAATAATAGAAATTTCTTTTTTGATAGACCTATTATTCCAGCTGGATTAGAAAATGTACCATCAGAATATCAATATACAGATTACACTTCAGAGACTATGAAGTTAATTGGAAGTTTAATTAGAAAAATTAATGGAGATGATTTTTCTAAATCTTCATCACCTTTAGTTTTAGAAAATGCTTGGCGTGGATGGTCAGGTGGTATTGGTGGTTATGTATTACAACTATCAGATTTTCTTTTAGATAAAGCTGGAATTATAGATAGATCAAATAATAGAGCAAAAATGCTTTCTGAGTATCCTGTTGTAAGAGCTATTATAATTAAAAATCCAGATAGAAATGCTGAACCTATAACTGATTTTAGAAAGTTATATGAACCTGTTATGAAAAGAATTAATGCTGCAAGAATATTGCAAAACAAAGGAGAAATTCAAAAAGCAAATTTAGAACTGCAAAAACTACCTAATAATTGGGTTGGTCTTGAAAAAGCCTATAGAGCTTTACAAGTTAAAGAAGATATTATTAGAAATATTAATGAAGCAAAAGATTCAAATCCTGAAGAAAAATTGTACCTGACTAATCTTTTATTAAAACAAATGATTAATGAAGCTAAATATGCTATTAACGAATATTATGGTAAAGAAGTTTATTCAATAAAACTAGACAATGATTAACTAATTTAATATAGAGAACAAATATGACAATATCTTCAACTACAGTAAAGAACTCATATTCAGGTGACGGTAGCACAACTACCTTTAACTATACCTTTAAGATTTTTGCTGACTCAGATTTGCAAGTCATCATTCGTTCCTCAACTG